CGTTCGACCAGCTGGCGACCGACGAGCACATGGCGGCGGTCCTCAGCCGCCGGGGCGCCGCGGCGGCCGAGATGCGCCGGGTCGACCGCGAGCTGTCCAGCCCGCTCGTCGTCACCAAGGGGATCCGCTACGGCAAGAAGGTCGAGTGGCGCGGCGACGTCCCGCACTCGACCTGGTGGCGGAACGCGAAGCGCAAGAAGGCGCCGAAGGAGCCGAAGGGCGAGTCGGGTGACGACGCGGCCGAGAAGGCCGCCGCCTACTGCCGGCGCTGCGGCGCGGACCCGTGCTCGTGCGACGAGTCGGCGACGGCCGCCCGCCTGTACGTTGCGGAGTACCGCCGCGTCGGCGCCGAGCTCGCGGACCAGGTCGGGGAGGAGGACCTGGACCCGCCGCGCCCGGAGGACGCGCTCTGGGTGGAGGGCGTCGCCAAGGCCCTCCCGAGGAAGAGCAAGGAGAAGGAGGCGAAGAAGGCGCCGGCGCGCAAGGCGTCCAAGAAGCAGGGCGGCGCCGGCGGGAAGACGCGGTACACGTACCCCGGGGAGGGGTCGAAGCGCGGCGCCGGCCAGGCTCCCCTCGTCGTCACGCACCAGGACCACAAGCACGCCGACCCGGCAGAGCTCGCCGAGCAGCTGGGCGTCTCGGTCAGGACGCTGCGCCGGGCGGCCAAGCGCCTCGGCAGCGACAGGTTCGGGACGTTCATGCGGTCCCGGCTGAAGACGTTCGCGATGAAGCACCGGCTGGACCCCGACTACTGGGGCACGCTGTACGCCGCGCTGATGTCGGGGTCGAACGGAGAGCTCGAGAAGAGCGATGCCGGCGACGCGCTGAAGAAGTTCGGCGACGACGTCAAGAGGACGGCGTCGGCGGTGCCGGACGGCCACAAGGAGAGGTTCGGCGACCGCAAGGTGTTCATTCACCACGTCCACAGCAAGATGAAGGAGAGCGGCGCGTACTCCGGCAGCCTGGATGATTTCAAGCGCGACGTCGTCAGCGCCCACAGGAAGGGGCATCTCGAGGCGGCGCGGGCCGACCTCGTGTCGGCGATGGACCCGAGGTCAGTGGAGCAGTCGGAGACGAAGACCGACGGGGCGACGTTCCACTTCATCAACAACGCCAAGCACGACCCCAAGGCGGTCGAGAAGCCGAAGCCGGCGGCGCCGGACAAGCCGAAGACGAAGATGTCGCCCAAGTTCCACCGCGAGGTCGCGCACACCTTGTCGGATGAGGCCCGAGACGCGACCGCGCACGCCGAGAAGGTCAAGACCCCGGAGGCGCACATCGCGGCGATGTCGGCGCACCACCAGGCCGGCGCGGCGCACCAGAAGGCGTCGGGGAAGGTCAACCACAAGGCGGCCCTCGCGCACTTCGACCAGTCCATCGCACACCTCAAGGCCGCCAGGGCGACCCCCGGAGCGCGATAGCCTGTACGAGGCGCCGCGATCGCTGGTAGGCTAGCGGCAGGATGCCGATCCGCGACAACGAGCGAGCCGGGGTGAGCAAGGGATCCACGCTGACGCGCGACGGGTCGCGGTACAGGCTCACCGGCCCCGACCACGTCCACCTCAAGTTCGGCACGCGCGGGCAGGCGAAGGACCACGCGCGGGCGCACGCGACGCACTACGGCCAGGTCAACGAGATCAAGGACCCCGGCGAGGCGTCGAAGTTCCACGCCGAGTCGACGGCGAAGTTCCAGGCGTCGCGCGGGATCAAGCCGACCACGGCCAAGGGCGGGGAGGCGTACCTGCCGCGGCCGAAGACGGAGTGGGCGACGCCCCGCGAGAGCATGTCGCGGATGAACTACGGGGTCCGCTCCAAGAAGGACACGTTGGCGCGCCGGCGCGCCGGCATCAAGCCGCTCGGCACGCACACGGTGTCCGCGAAGGGCCTCCGGCTGATGACGATCGACGACTGCTACGACCTGCTCGCGAAGGACATGAACCCGGAGAAGATCAGGGCCTACCGCGAGGACGCCGCTCGGAGGGTGGCGCCGGATCCCAAGCGGACCGCACACGTCGACCGGCCGCCGCCGTCGGTCGGGGACGTCGCGTCGCGCAAGATGGGCGAGCGTCGCGCCAGGACGCGCAAGCCGAAGCCGACGATCAGCATGAAGCCGATCTCGGACGCGGAGGCCATGCAGCACCTCGCCAGCGGTGCCTACAGCCCGAACAAGCAGAAGGCGCTGCGCTGGCTCGCCGCGCTGAAGGCGCTCGCGACCGGGTACGGGAAGACGTCCGGCGGCGGCGCGCTCAAGGCGGCGAACCGCGGCGGGAGGTCGATGCCGCTCCTCGGGCCGAGCGGCAGGGCCGCGGGCAAGCCCGGCGGCCACTACAAGACGCGGCGGCTCAGCGGCAAGGTCAGCTTCGGGCCGGACGGCCGCCCCGGGCCGCGGCCGGACAAGGCGCAGTTCGGGAAGCGCCCGTCGCGCCGGCTCCGCCGCGCGATGGACGGTGATGACGCCGGCGCCCTGATCGTGATCAACAAGGGCGCCGCTAACGTGGTAATCAAGTCGGAAGGAGCCGAGATGCCGAGCCAGCGCGATACCGTGGATTTCAACGACCTCTTCAAGTCCGAGCTGGCCGGTGACCACCTGGTCGACTGCCCGCACTGCCACGAGGGGATCTCCAAGAGCGACCTCGAGAAGGCGCGCGGGAAGGGCAAGGTCACGCAGGAGAGCGGGGCGAAGCGCGGCAAGTCGAGCGCGCACGTCCGCGACCACAACCCCGAGGGCGGCGCGACGCGCGGCGGCGACGGCCGCGGCGTCATCACGCCGAGCCGCGGCGTCCCCGGCGCGCAGAAGACCGACGCCGTGGTCGGGATCCAGAACGGCAAGGGCTCGAACGCCCGCAAGGGCGGGGCCGCCGACTCGTCGGTCGAGGAGGGCGAGGACGACGTCGACAAGTCGGCCGCGCCGGACGACGCCGCGCCCGACGAGGCCGCGGCGCGCCCGCGCCCGACCGGGTCCACGGACCCAGGCGGCCAGCAGGTGAAGAAGTCCGTGGTCACGATCCGCGGCACCCCGTTCGTGCAGTACGTCGACGACGGGAGCGACGCGGCGCTCGCGAAGTCGATCCTCGAAGGGCGCCTGGGCGGCACGCCGCCGACCCAGCCGCTGGACCTGAACAACGACCTCACGCGCCTCCTGGTCTGAGCCGGCCGTGCCCGCGGCCGACCTCGACGCCCTGTTCGGGGAGGGCGCTGACCTGGGCCGGGGCGTCGTCGTCAAGGCCCAGCTCCGCTTCCGCGTCCACCCTCCGCGGCACCCGGCCGCGCGCGACGTGCTGGACCGCATCGTGGCCGCGTACGACGAGCGGCTCGGCATGATCCTCGACGAGGTCGCCGAGCTGCTCGCGCAGCCGCCGCCGTCGGGAGCCCCGCTCGTGCTCGGCGTCGGCCCCGACCCGGTCGAGAAGGCCGTCCCGCGCGCGCCGTTCCGCCCGGGGTCGCGCGGCGGGAGGTGGTACCGCGACGCGAAGGGCAACGTCCGCTACGGCGACCCACCCGAGGGCAGGTTCATGGGCAACGCCGGGGACGCGGTCGGCACCTCGCCGATGCCGCACCTGGACCATCTCCGGCCGGGCGAGTTCATGGGCGCGTTCGGCAACGACCGCGCCCTGACCGCGTTCCTCGTCGAGCGCGGCGCCGGCCACGGGTTCACCGAGGGCGAGCTGCGGTTCCTCGGCGCGTGGTACGGGACCGGCGAGGACGGCGGCGCGCTGTTCGACGCGTTCCTCGAGTGCGCCCAGCTCACCCGCGCCGACGTCGAGGGCGGGGTCACCGACCTCCGGTTCGGAGGGCAGAAGCTCACGTACGAGGAGGCGGTGTTCGAGTTCTTCGCCGCGCAGAGCGCGCTGTTCATGGGCGAGGAGGCCACGTCGGCCGGCGCGCTCGAGGAGTGGCACCGCGTCCTCAACGACGAGATCAAGCCGCTGCTCGACGGCGCGTTCGCCAAGTACGAGGCGGCCAAGGGCGACGAGGCCCTGCAGGAGGAGTTCAAGACCGAGCCGCGCCGGCAGCGCAGGAGGTTCCTCGACGCCGCCCGGCGGAGCCGGGCGTCGACCGACGGCTTCGCCGACTCGGTGGTCAGCGACTGGGATCCGCGCCGGCAGCTCGAGGCGGCCTCCGCCGGCATGCGCGCGCTCGGCCTGCTCGCGCGCCCGGCCCGCGCCGAGCGCGCCGCGTACATCCACGGCAGGCCGCACCTCCGCGACGCGGTCACGACGGATGGCCGCCTGCTCGCCGACGGCCCCGGCAACCCGCTGCTCGCCGACCAGGGCAGGCTGGCCCTGCTGCCGGCGTCCCAGCTGATGCTGGTCTACGCCGCGGCCGAGCTCCACCGCAGGTGGGACCCGCACACGAGGTCGTTCTCGACCGAGAGCCAGGCCGACGCCGGCAGCGGCGAGCTCGGCGAGGCGGTGCTCTCCGCGATCGCCGAGAAGGGCGCGAAGTGGGCCGAGGCGTCCGGCGTCGTCCGCGACCGGCTCGCCGAGCTGGTCGACATGCTCGTCTCCGAGCTCAACGACGCCAACTCCATGGAGGGAACGCCGGAGAAGCACGGGCCGGCGGGGAAGCGGAGGGCGCGCCGGTGACCGCGGGGCCGTTCATCCTGGAGATCGACGACGCCGGCGACGGGCCGTCCCTCCACGTGCTGACGCCGGCGTCGGTGCTCGTCGTCCTCGACGGGGACGACCTCGAGAGCAAGCTCGCCGCGTTCTCGGACCCGATCGCGAACGGGGTGGTCCGCAACTCGCCGCGCGGGCGCCGCTGGTACGTGGAGAAGATCCTCCCGGCGCTGCGCTACTACTGCGACAAGTACGAGGTCGACGTCCCCGACTGGCTGGCCAGCGACAATCACTGGAAGGGCATGGCCGAGGACGAGCAGGAGCACCTGTTCGGCCCCGGCGAGCTCCGGCTGCGCGAGTTCATGCCGGCGAACTGCGCCGACATCGCCGTCGTCCGCGACGAGCCCGACGAAGGGGAGCAGCAGTAGTGGCGCCGCGCGCCCTCTCCCCGACCCAGCGCCTGCGCGTCCGCCAGGCGATCCGCGACGGCCACCTCGCGTTCCTGGCGGAGGCGTTCGGGCCGACCGCGATCGACCGGGAGGACTACGACCGCCTGCGCGCCGCCGGCAAGATCCGCGACGAGAAGCTCCTCCCGCAGGACGCCGCCGCGGCGGCCCACGCGGTCGGCGCCCTCGCCGGCGACGAGCGCTCCGCCGGCGCGCTCGCCGACGCCGACGAGTTCTGGAGGCGCGTCGGCGAAGACCTCCAGGTCGTCACCGAGGCCGAGCGCGAGGCCGTCGCGGTCGCGCGCGCCCGCATCGGCGAGCACGTGCGCGCGCTGGGCGCCCGGCTCGAGGAGGCAGCAGGGCACGCCATGGTCGACGCCGACGACGCCTCCCGGCGCCGCCGGCTGACGCAGGCCCCGGGGCCGAGGGAGCCGTACGCGAGCGACGTGCTCGCCCGCGTCCAGAAGGCGGCGGCCGAGCTGCGGCGGGACTGGCTCCGCGTGGCGCACACCGAGATCCACAACACGGCGGAGGAGGCCAGGGCGGTCGCGTTGGCGCACCGGGACCCCGGCCGCGACCCGAGGGTGTTCAAGCGCCCGCGCCCGGACGCGTGCGCGTTCTGCCGGCTGCTGTACCTGAGGCCGGACGGCGTCACGCCGCGCGTGTTCAGGCTCAGCGCGCTGCTCGCGAACGGGTCGAACGTCGGTCGCCGCGCCGGCCGGCCCACGCGGTCGGGCAAGAGCCGCACGGAGTGGAAGGCAGTGCTCGGGGCCGCCCACCCGTTCTGCGGGTGCGAGCTGCGCCTCCTGGCGGACGGGATGGGCTTCGATCGCGGGGGCCACCTGGTGTACGTTGGAGCCAAGAAGTCGCTGTCGATCGAGGTGGAGCGGCCCGACAAGGCGCTCCTCAGCCACGCCTGCGAGGAGTGAAAACAAAATGGCCCGGATCTCAGGAACCGTTTCCCGCACCATCCCGCTCGACCCA